GTCCAGCAACATGTTTCCAGTCTGCTCTGCGCTTCTTTAGCTCCGGGAACTCACGCAGAATCTGTTGAGCAGTTTGATACTCCTCAGTCTCTGGCTTGCTCCACCAAGGAAAGTCTTTCACTACTTCACCCTCGACGTATGTCTGCTGTTGCAGGTACTCTTCTCGGGCTGGCAGCTCGATTTCCTTGCGCCGAATCGCCAATCGTTTCATGCTGCGAACTTCCTGATCGGTTAAATCCTTCTCAGTTCCATCCGGCAGGGTAATTACTCCTCCGTCTGGGTTCTCTTCGCACCACAAAATGACATCCAACGCTCTCTGGCGCTCTTCCTTCACCTGTTCGATGGTGGATAAGCGTTCGACTGCATCGGATACGTCCACCTGCTTTGCCGGGGCCGAAGACTTTGCAGTCTCTAGCTCCCTCTGCAACTCAGACAGACGGGCCTTTTGCGCTTCCAGTTCAGCTTGAGCGGCCTTCTTCGCAGCAACTAACTTGTTGATACGCTTCTGTACGCCCTTGCTTAACGCACTTTCTTCAGCTTCAGCTTCTTCTTCAATGGGCTGATCGGCTGGCGCCTCAGCTTCAGCTTCCGAGTCCACAATTGGCTCCTCAGCTTCAACTTCAGGTTCAGCCTGCTCCTCTTTGGCGGGAGTCGCCTCCTTCTCGTCAAGGAAACCAGATTTAAGCAAGTCACTAAGACTTTGCTGATCCAGCAAACCGAGTTTTTGTGCAACGGGTGTCGTTCCTGCCTCCTGACTCCCGGCGTCAGGCTGTGTTTGTGCTTCGTTCATGCTAATAGGTAGCAAGTCCTTATTTAATCAAACCAGTAACGCTGGTTAGCCCGCTTTTAGCGTTATGCCAAATCTTCGTTTGTTGTCAAGCCGTTTAATTCTCTAGCTTGTTTTCTTAATTCAATAAGTGTGCTCAAAAGTAAATTAATTCCGTCAGCCTGCCCTGCCGCATGTATCCTATCTTCTCCTTTGCAGTCTTTACTTATAGCAAGCATCCAATGTTGCTCTTGCAACTGCTCAATAACTTTTAACACCTCGCTCCAGACGGAGTTCTTCCCTGAAAAGCCAAAGGCGTCCTTTTGATTTTCCGTCATTGTTGAGATACAGGAGTTACACCAATCCGGCCAACTTGCGCGTTCTGTTGTTGCATAACAGACATCTGAAGGCTCTTAACGTAGTTCTCAAAGAGCGCCCGGAAGTTCTCGTCTTGCTGGAGCGCCGCCTGCGCTTTCGGGTTGGACTGCATCACCTGCTGCGCGTATTGCAGCTTAGTCTGTGCAGCCGGGTCATTCTCTTGATACAGCGCCTCGTTGCCGAGCAGCATGTTGCCAATGTCACTTTGCACACCCTTGAACATCTGCACACTGGCCTGCTGTTGATTCACGATAAGCTCGCTTGCCATCTCAGGCGCGATAGCTTGGATCATCATCTCGGTCAGCCGTGTTCTGTTTAACACACCACCAGTGTCCAACTGAGCAACCTTCGTGAGGAAGTCGATCTTCTGCGCGATGTACTCCTTGTCCATGTCCATCACGTCAAAGCGAACGTTAAGATCGAACTCGTTGTGTATCTCAGACATGCTTTGCGGCAACTGCCCGCCGGTGACGCGCATGATCTCCTCTGGACTCATGTACTGGCAGCACAGCGCAAACATCTGCCGGTAGATGCTACGCCAGCTAAGCAACCAGCTATTAACGAGCAACTGCTGGAGCATCTGCGTCTTTGCTGGAGGTATTGCCGGATTAATCGTGCCAAAGTAAGCAGCGTGGTTGGCCTCGACGCGGTTGATTAAGTTAAACGCCACCGTAGGCTCGCGTGCCGGCGGCTCCATGAAGCTGTAGTCCGTTGGACTTACGACAGGGAGCTGTACTCCTGGGCCCACCTTGTTGATGGCACCAATTCGTTTGACGACTTTGATGGGAGGTAGAGTCGAGAAGGCAGTGTGATCCCGAATGGAATCGTGCTGCGCCTTGATCTCGTCTTGATCAGTGACAGCCAGTTCGGGTATACCACGAGTATCAGTAATAGCGCGGCGCAACTGTTCACGACGGAATTCCACAAACGGGTATTCGCCATGAGCGTAATCAAGTCGCTGATGAATAGCCCACGAGGCTGCATCTTCTTTTCGATTGGACGCGGCTTGCGGACAAAAAACGGTGAAGTAGATGGCGGGAGCTTTTCCGTCAAGACTCTTCGTGTAAGCATAAACAACCTCCACCATGTTCATGTAGTTTACGCCGTTGTAAACCAACATGGTCGTTGTCGGCAGCAGGTTGATGTTGTAGAACGTGCTGCTCTTTCCGATCTGTTGCAGCGCACGCTCAACCCAAGCTGGGTCCCAACCTTCCGTAGTGATCTTCTCACGCAACTCAACCTCAGACATCCATGTCCTACGGTAAATGACCCGTGATCGCTGCAAGTCAGCCGTCTCTGGTGGAACGATGATCTCATCCCAAGGCTTAAGCGCAACGATCTCGGGAAGATTGCGGCTGACGTACTCTTGGTCATACGTTGCACGGCCAGTTGTAGCCATCTCGTTAACCATGCGCTTGGCTTCCGCGGCATCAAGGTCAGGGATTGCAGCCTGAATGATCGCAGCAGCCTGGTCGGGCGCGTCGAGAATCATCTGCGGCAACTCAGCCAAGACTGACCCTTGTGCCTGCGCAGCCATCTGAAAGAGTTCTTCAGCGGTAATTTCCTGTGTGCGCTTGCTGATACTTTGCTGCCAGCCTACGAAGAATGCAGACCAACCGTACTGCAAAGCGTACTGAGCGCCAAGTTCAGCTTCTTTACGCAGCTCCTGCGGCATCTTAGAGTCACGAATCCAGTGCAAAAGGTTCGTCGCAATGCCGCTCATCGGTGCATCATCGAGTGTGACCCCGGATGCTCGAATGGTTGCACGTTGAAAGGCTGTGACGAGCAGTGCGGAGAGTTCGTTGCAGGACGAGTCGATGAGGCGGTTGCGAACGTCGCTCGCACCTTCAAACGGCCATGCCGGGCTACCCTCGGGGCGCGCAGTACTGTGCTTTTTGCCGTCATCAGTCTGTCCTGCCCAGCGAGCAAAACGGATGTTATCAAACTTAGTCACCAAGTTGCCCTGTGACGAGTTAATCATCGAGCGGTTGTACTCGCTCAATAGCTCGCCAATGTCAGGCGTATCAGAAGCAATAGCTAAAGGATCAACTGGCGATATCATATTTAATAACTTCCGGTCATAGACATTCGTTTAGATTGCTTTTCCCAATCCAAGCCGCCAAAGTATTGCGGCTGCATCACAACCATATACCCTAAAGCGTCGATAGGATCTTTACTAGCACCTTTTTGTCCATCTTGTCCAGTCCATTCCTTTAAACTATAAATCAAGTTCTGGCAAGACTCATGTACCATCAGTTTTGGGTGGTTTTCACCTTTTACCATTGGTTTTTCTCTATCCCATGACAAAAGATCATTGATTAATAGCACCCGCTCCTCAATTGGCAGGCCAGCAGCGGGCGTAAAGATGAGTGGATTGTCAGCCTGACTAAGCAGGTCAAGTACGGTGACACCGCCGTCCTTAGTGATCGTCTCTGTGCCGGCAGTCCTTGGGTCAATCCAACGGTCCACGATCATCTCGCGCTTGTCCCCGGCAGTCTCCAGGCTCCAGATAAGCTCAGTGTACTCGTTGACCCCGCGGCCTGCACCCGCCTTCTGTGCCGGTCCAGCTCGACCGTCGGGCTTGTCGCTAGGCAGCGCCCATTCACCGTAGCTTTGGTCGGGCCACTCACGGTAGACCCACAGTATACCGTGCTTGTCTGCCCTAGCCCAGAGCATAAACCAGTTCCGCGCCCCAGCCGGATCGACAGCCATATAGTTGCTCCCGTCAGGAATAACGTCCTCCGCGTCACCTTTCCACAGATTATGGTCACCAAACATGGGAAATTCGGAGCCAGCCGTCTGATCTGCCCAACCATAAGCGCGGATCTTGATGTCGTGGCTGGAGCGCCCCGAAAGCTCCTGCTTCATCCGCTCCCAGTTGTTGTACGGGTTAAGTTCCGTATGATACCAGATACAAGCGTGCCGGCCATACAGGTTCTCAGCCATATAGGGCATCTCACCCTTGGGGACGGTTAGAACATTGTTATTGGGTAACAATGGAGATTTGCGGGTAGCCGTCACCTTGGCGCTATTAATGTACTCCTTCACGACCTGGGTGTAGCCTTGCACTGGGGTAAAGGTGACAATCAGCTTACCCGAGCGGGTGACCAGACGGTAGCGGAGTGTCTCTAGCCAGTTCTGCGGGACAAGCTCATCGCACCAGACGTAGTCCACCTCACCACCTTCGACGACCTTAATGTCCTGGGCGTAGTTAAGGAACCAGATCTGGTTACCCATGTACACAGCCGTATTGTCGCTAAAGCCGTTCTTCTGGCTAAAACTAATCTGTGTATGATTAGTACGTTTGATGTTCCGTATCTCAGGCGGCAGGTACTTGTAGAAGACGTTTTGCTGGGCGGACACACTGGTCATGTGGGTAGTGTGCAGGCACCAGATGCGGATGTTACGTTTCCCGTGACGCTCCTTGATCCAGTCGGGTGTATGGCCGTTAAGGTCAGTGCCAATAAAAGCTTCAGCCATACGTTTGGCTGCGAACTCGGTTTTACCAGAGCGGTTCCCGCCGAGGACGACCAGCTCATTATAGCGCTCTAGCAGCTTATCTGCATCGGGCCAGTGCGGCAGCTCGTGGCCATAGCGCATCGGATCGTTCTGCTCAGCCTTAATCTTGTTCTCCCTCATGAGAAACAGATCAAGCACCTTCTCCGGGCCAATGTTCTCAATCATCTCCAGGCGCTGCCGCTTATTCGGTGCCGGCAACGTCGGATGTTCCTCCAGCTTATAGGCTAGAACTTTCTCGATAATTTCCTGATTTTCTTCATTCATAGTGTTGACGTTTTCCCTACGATGCTCTATATTCCCTGTGTCGTCAAATAACGACCGTGTACCTTCTGCGCCACCTGAAACATCGGACGCACGAGCGACTAAATGGTTCCAGCCATCCCTCTTGGGCTGGATTAAACATCTGCATCGGTCTCAAAGTTGCAGAGTGCTGACAGTCACGCCTACGAGAAGGGCAAGAGTTTCCCGAACGGGTAGCCATCACTCATGACTGTAATTGCGAAACGAACGACGACACTTATACGGATCGTTGATCTCCTTTTTGTATAGTACTCCCCCAAGATAGGCAGTAATGCTGAGTCTTGGGGGTACTATGCTCACTCGCAACTCTCCTTGCCGGATTGTTTATCTCCTCCGGTGAGCAGCTTGCTGCGAGAGTGAGCATCTGGGCGAAGCCTAGTGCGAACGGCAACACGAAGCAAGAGTAAGAGCTTCCTTT